GTCCGCCTAATTAATAACATAAAAACGTTCAATTTCATTTGTAATATACAATTCATTAATATAGGATTCGGGTAAAGGATGGAAAGTAAAAAGTTTTTCTTTACAAAATTCTAAAATATGTTTTAAATAATAAGGATACAGATCATAATGTAGATATGCTTCTCTCTGAAAATTGTGCAATTTAATATGCGTTAATTCATCGTTACGGAATTCATCCTTAACGTAATTCAACGTAGATTTCATTGTACGCAGTTCAAGGGGAGCTACAATTCTACAGATTTTTGGGTGGAAAATAAAAGATCTTTTGAGAAATGAACAATCGGTCAACTGAGATATGGGTTTAACCCATGGTCCCTTATTTGCTGGTGTGTAATCCAGTCCTATAGATTTCATAACTGATGAAATTTCTAATCCATTAAACCAAGGTTTAACGGAATTCGAAACTCCAACAATGTTATCATCTCCAAAGGTAGCTGGAGCAACATTTTGCAAATAAGTTTCCAAAGGTGGAAACTCATTGTGTTGTCGTTTGTACAAAATTAAAAAACAATAATATAAATATCCTAAAGAAATACAAGAGTTATAATTAGCTGTTAAAAGGGTTCCTGAGGGCATTGAGTGAGTCGTAAAATAAGTAGTATTAAGTGTAACTGTTAAAGTATAAGTAATAGATTGTAGCAAAAAAGCTGCTATTTTTCTATCATTATCACTTTCAAAACTAGAGTTTCGCATTATCGATTCATTAAGTTCAGTTTGAAACGTGGAAAGCATGCATTTATCCCATTTGGCAAAATCACCATCAAAGATGTTATCGCCAAATTTGGTCAAAAAGCAAGCTAACCTGTCCCAATCTTCTCCTAATGGATTGATTCCTACGAACATTCCAGTCTCGAAATTGTGAGTATTAAGATACTGTAACAATTCTCCAAAATACTCCTTACATAACAACGTATGGTAAAGAGGGCTCATTTTAAATAAACGTGGAACATCAACTTTGTTGAGATTTCGTAATTCGTCCTTTAATTGTTCTGAAAAAACCATTAAAGGATACTTACCGTTGAGAATTTGAGATTTTAATTCTTGATATTCCTTCATGTAGGGGGGGTACAGAGTTCCATTGTCATAGTCGATGTAATCTTCTTTACATCCAGTTAATCCAAAACCAACACTTGTGTTCTTGTCAACTTTAGGCAAAACATCATTTCCATTAATTACTTCATTGAAAGGTAAACATTTAAAAGACGACCCTATAAATAGAGAGTCAAAATAATGTGAAACTTTATTTAAAGCAATCAAATCTGGAATCGAAGTTTCATTTAAAGAATCTTTGGACAAAGTGGTAAAAGTTTTGAGCGGCTTGGAACCATAATTAACTGGCTTTCGTTCCTCTTCAAATATTCCATTAATCTTTGATGGTACTAAATTGTTCTTTACACTAGGCATTGAAAATAATTTGAGATCAAGTTCAGCAACACTTCCTGTTAGGGTTGTGTCACTTTCCTTTAATTTCATTAAATAATCAACTTTTCGTGAAAAGAAATCTTTAATAGCATCATGAGATTTTTGAGAAAAAACTTTGGTTATACCGGGAATTCCTCGATCAAACATCCTTGCGACGTGATGTCCGATCAAAAAACCGTCTGGGGTCATATTAAAACAACCACACATACCTGGCATATCCTCACAAAAATCGCCTTCTAAAAGAAGTTCTTCTTGTGGAAATTTAAACTCAATGGAATGTCGAAAATAATGAACATTGAAATCAACTTTGTGAATGGGGCCTGCGGGAACAAGGGCTTTGGGTAAAACTAAATAAGATTCTAAATTATGAGATTCATCAGAAAAATTAATATTGCGAAAGTATTTTGGTAAAAGTTTAGGCAACTCGTAAATACAAAGATCATCTAAAAAGTCTTCATATACTTTCTTCACTTTAATATTGTCATAAATGCAAACATTAGGTGAAGTGTACAAGGTAGCAAAAACATCTGTTCCTATTAAACA